CTGGAGCATCTGATACAGCAGTTACTGGTGGTACTGGGGCATCTGCTGCACCAATTTTTAGAAACGCATTATATACTGTTTCTGGTCTCTCTGGTGCTGCAGGAAACTCAGTAAATGGACCTGCTAATAGTTCAACTCAGGCAAACCCATTCCAACCAACTGGTGGTGGATGAGGAGCATTTAATACTAATACTGGTGGTAGTGGTCTAGCATATTATTATGGAAATACTTATACAAATGGTGGAAATGCTTCTGGTGCTTCTGGTTCTAATGGTATTCCCGGTTCTTATACTGGAAATATTGGTGGTGGAGGAGGTGGAGGAGGTGCATTATCCTCTGGATTTAACACTTGGATTAACAGAACATCTGGATTTACTAATGCTGTTATAAATCTTGCTTATGGGTCTAGTACTTATCTTGCGAATAATTCCATTGCTGGTGGTGGGGGTCTTAGAGGTTCTACTGATAGTATCAACTGGCAATTGAGAACCGCAGGATTTGGTACAACTGCTATTGGTTCTATAACTTATTCTACTTTCAATAGTGGAGAATTTTTGGCGGGAGGTAGAGTAGAAACTGAAGTTTGGTCTCAAAGAACTTCTGGCACTTCTGCTTCACTCAATTCTACAATGTATGATGGAACTAACTTTTTTGTTGGGGGAGCAAGTGGATTTTTAAGTGTATCAACTGATGGAATTTCTTGGACATTAAGAACTTCTGGAACTGCATCAGCAATAGGTAGTGCAACTTTTGGTGGAAATGCACTACTTTATGCATCAGGACAGACATTTCCTTATGTTTATTGGTCTGGAACAAATATATATTCAAGTTCAACAGATGGAATTTCTTGGACATTGAGAACTGCTGGACTTGCAACTCCGTATTCAATCGCCTTTGGTACATCTCCTGTGGCAACTTATGTTATTGGTGGAACTACTGGAAGAATAATGACCTCTACAAATAGTATTATTTGGGTTTTAAGAACTTCTAATACGACAAATAATATTAATTCTATAGTTTATAATGATGCTGTTACAAATAAATATGTCGTTGCTGGTGAGGTTGGAATAGTAATTACATCAACAAATGCAATTCAATGGACCTTAAGAACCTCTGGGAATGCTCTTACTTTTTACCAATCGATTTATGGAAGTGTTTTTGTTGCTTCTGGACGCAATGGAGTTCTTTCTACATCAACAAATGCAGTTCAATGGACCTTAAGAACTTCTGGATTTGGCACAACAGTCTATGGTCTTGCTTATAATAATGGAATCTATATTGCTTCTGGTACTAATGGTTCTACTAGAAGTTCTACAGATGCAATTATTTGGACTTTAAGAACTTCTGGATTTGGAACAAGCGGCATTAATAACTCTGTTGCTGGAAATAATATTTTTATTAACGTTGGTAATGCTGGAACTCTTACAACATCCACTTATCAAAACTTAAGCAGTTATGGTGTTGGTGCTTTACTTCAGGCATCAACTGATTCTATTACTTGGACTGCAAGAACTACGAGTTTAAACACACAAACCATAACATCTCTTGGTTTTGGTGGTTCTTATGTCTTTGCTCACGGAACAAACTATATGGGTGAAGTTGGATTCTTAAATGTTTCTACTGATAATATTATTTGGGTCTCAAGAACTTCTGGATTTGGTTCAACAGCAATTACTGCATTTGGATATGGCGCATCAAGCCCAACTGCATATTATGTCGCACTTGGAAATAACCAGTTAAGTGCTTCAACTGATACAATTACTTGGGCAGCAAGAACAACTTCATTTGGTGCAAACGTAGTTAATGCTTTTGTTTATGGGGATAAGTATATTGCTGCTGGAGCTTCTGGAATAGTATCTTCTTCTACTGATACGATTACTTGGACTTTAAGAACTTCTGGATTTGGAACCACTAATATTTCTTCTCTTGTTTATGGTAATAGTGTTTATGTTGCTGCTGGCGATGCTGGAACTTTAGCAAAATCGTCAGATGGAATTGTTTGGGAAAGACGAAATTCTGGTTTTGGTACAACAGCAATAGATGCTCTAATTTATGGAACTTCTTATGTTGCTGGTGGAGATAACGGAACTATAACCGTATCTGCTGGTGGAACTTCTCAATCTGTAGCAGGAAATGGGGGGCATGGAACTCGTGGTGGTGGAGGAGGTGGGGGAGCATATTCTGTAGAGCAAGGTAAATTTGGAATTGGTGGAGAAGGTGGAGATGGTTATGTTAAAATAACCTGGTGGTAAAACTTGCCTAGATATGCTATAATCATTAGTATCTGACTTTAATTTATGCTTAATTATTCCAATCAACCGAAGAATGATTTTAAAGGAAAAACAATAGCATTTTGTCTTCCTGGATTTTCATATTCTGGAACTTTCATGACTCAGATGATTCGTCTTTTGTTTGATTTAAATCAATTAGGAATCAACTTTTATATCTCGCAGAAATACAGTTCGATGGTAAACTTTGCCAGAACTGATTGTCTGCAGGCAGATAATTTTGCAGGAACATTATTGACTCCTTGGAGAGGTCAAGTTCCTTATGATTATATTATGTGGATTGATAGTGATATTATCTTTAAAACAGAAGATCTTTTAGAACTTCTGCAGATGGATAAGGACATTTCAACTGGATGGTATGTTCAATCCAATGGAACTCCTATTACCAATCAATCAACAGTTGTTGTGAATATGGATAAGAAACTTCTTTTGGAGAAGGGTTCTTATTATTTTGAAACGATTGAAGATATGCAACGCCGTTCGGAACCATTTAAAATTGAATACTGTGGATTTGGTTGGGTTCTGATGAAGAAAGGTATCTTCGAAAAAATTCCTTATCCTTGGTTTGCACCAAAGAAAGTTCAACTTATTCGTGAGGATGGAATCGTTTTGGAAGATATGTGTTCTGAAGATGTTGCTATGTGTGAAGATATTCGAGAGCACGGATTTGAGATCTGGTGCAATCCAAAAGTTCGTGTCGGTCATCAAAAAATGGTAATCCTATGATGCATTTTAATGTAGTAATTACGACTCCAGGAAGTAAAATGGAGTCTGCTTATGTCAGGTCTTTGCTTGGAACAATTCAAGCATTAGAAGCAAATAATATCACCTGGACTTATCAGAATGAGTATGCTTCTCTTGTAACAAATGCGAGAGAAGCAACCATTACTGGATCTAGGAATTTAGAAGTTTTTAATTCAGCACCAGGAAAAGGTCAATACACTTACGATAAACTTTTTTGTATTGATAGTGATATTGTTTGGAATCCTGAGCATTTTCTAAAACTTTATGCATCGGATAAAGATGTAATTTCTGGTGTTTATTTTGAAGCACAGGGTGCTGATGCGATGATCCATCGTAATAAAGATGATTATCGCCCTATGACTAGACAAGAAATTGAACTCTTTCAACAAATTGGAGAACCATTAGAAGTTTATGGTGTTGGTCTTGGGTTTATGTGTGTAAAACAAGGTGTATTTGAAGGACTTAAGAGACCTTGGTATGGTTTGGGTAAAGTCGTTCAAGAAATTGATGGTATAGTTTATGAACTACCACTAGGTGAAGATCTTTATTGGTGCGATAGAGTTGCACAAAATGGACATCAAGTTTATGTTGATCCAACAGTTGTTGTTGGGCATGTGAAATCTAATATTGTAGTATGAAAAAACTTGCAGTCTTTTATCATCTAGGGGCTATGAATAGTCTCTGGAATAAATTTGTGGATGAGCAATTAGGATTAATTAAGTCTTCTGGACTTGCAGATTCAGCAACTGTAAATATGTGCTATGCCGCTCCAGATCATGCAATTAATGAAATTAAAATTTATGTAAGGCAGAAATATCCTTTTGTGAATATTCTTTCTTCTAGAATCATTGAGGGAAAGGGGGAACAAGAAAACTTGTTTGAAGGGCAAACTTTAAAAGAAATTCAAACATATTCCAAAATAAATGATGGATATGTTCTTTATCTCCATTCAAAGGGAATGCTTCATGCAGTAAATTCGTATCAAACTGCTCCAACAACTGATTGGAGACATTATATGAATTACTGGTGTGTGGAAAGGTGGCAAGATTGTATTAAAAAGTTGGAAGAAGACCAGGTAGATTTAGTATCTACAAATTGGTCAAGAGATCCTTATCCACATTTTAAAGGAAATTTTTGGTGGGCAGATACGAATTATATTAAAACTCTTCCAAATGTTCTGAACCGAAGTTTATATTATGATGAGAAGTTTACAAAACAATTTGATGGACATAGATTTTGTTACGAAATTTGGGTTGCAACAAACAATCCAAAGGTAAGATCAATTCATTATAGTGCAGTTGATCATTATTATGCACTTTATCCGAGAGAGCGTTATGCAAACTAAAAATATTGCAGTCTTTTATCATCTTTTTATTCCTGATGTATCCACAACTTGGACATGGTGGGTAGATGAGCAGATGAGTTTATTGAAATCAACTGGACTTGCTGATGTATCAACAGTTAATATGTGCATCACACTTCCTTTGGGAATTTGTGATGAAAAAAAAGATGTTAGATATGATGGATTGGTAATTAAATATATTACTGAAAATTATCCTTTTGTGAATATTTTGAACATAAGAGGAACTCATGAGGAAAATCTTTTTGAGGGGCAAACAGTCTCCCAACTCTATCAATACTGCTTAAAGAATGATGGATATGTTTTCTATTTCCATAACAAGGGAATGAATTCTTATGCAACTCATATTCCATCTGCTCTCAAAGATTGGCGGCATTATATGCAATATTTTAATATTGAAAGATGGCAAGATTGTGTTGCTAAACTTGACGAGGGATATGATTGTGCTGGAGTAAGTTGGATTAAAAGAGAAGACCTAGCAGGAAACATTCCAACAGAAGGTAAAAGATATATTGGAAATCATTTCTCTGGCAATTATTGGTGGGCAAGAAATGATTATATTCGCAGACTTCCAGATCCATTAAAAGTTGAGGAATATGTTCATATTCCATCAATGATGGACCACTTTAAGACATATCGTTATGCGTTTGAACTTTGGATTGGTGATGAAAATACTAAGTATTACTCATTCCATCAAAGTAAAACTCATCATTATTTTGAACATTTTCCAAGAGAAAGATATGTATTAACTGATAGTCCAATAAAAACTCCTGAAATCAGTGTTTCAACTTTAATGCAAGAAGTTGGAAGTAAAAATCTTTTCAATTGGAGAGAGCATATTAAATTTGCTCAATGGATTGTGAAGAGAAAAAATCCAGATATTGTTGTGGATTTAGGTGTTGATTATGGATACTCTACTTTTTCTTTTGGACTTCCAAAGATTGGTAAAATTTATGGAATAGATAGTTTTGAAGGTGATAAACATGCAGGGGAAAGAGATACCTATAATTATGTGATGGAAACCCAAAAGAAATTAGGATTGGATCATATTACTTTTATCAAAGGATATTTTGATGAGGTGGCAAAAATTTGGGACAAACCAATTGATATTCTTCATATTGATGGTCTTCATACCTATGAAGCAATCAAGAATGATTTTGATACTTGGTCAAAATTTTTGAAAAATGATGGTATAATTTTAATGCATGATACTTGTGTTCAACATGCAGATTTTGGAGTTTATAAATTCTTTGATGAGATTAAATTACCAAAACTAAATTTTAAGGTTTCTCATGGGTTAGGTGTAGTCACTACTGATATAAAATTACTGGAAGAAATTAGAACTGAATTTAAGGAGACTCTAGATGAAAGATATTAATGTATTTTACCACCTTTATATTCCAGATACTTCTGGAATGTGGGTTTGGTGGGTTGATGAACAACTAGGAATTCTTGAGAAGTCTGGTCTTTCGGAAGTTGCAAAAGTCAATATGTGCATTACCATGCCTACTGGATTGGTGGGTAGAATCAAAAGATTCAATCATACTGATAAGTTTGATCCATTAACTCAAGATTCTGAATATATTGAAAAAACATATGAAGAGACTGTTTTAGGATATATCATGCATAGATATCCATTTGTAAATATTTTGAATGTTCGTGGAATTAACGAAGAAAATATTTACGAAGGTCAAACTCTCAATCAAGTTTATGAGTATGCAAAGAAAAATGATGGATATGTTTTTTATTTTCACAGCAAAGGAGTTTTAGATTCTTTCTTTAAAGGATTTGGAATCTTTGGGCAAGATAAAAAGTGGCGGCATTACATGCAAAAGCATTGCGTGGAAAATTGGAAAGAATGTGTTGCTAAATTAGATGAAGGGTATGATGCTGTAGGAACTCATTTTGATAGTAATTATTATCCATTTGCTGGAAACTTTTGGTGGGCAACTACAGAACATATTAAAAGACTAGAGAATCCATTAAGACCAGAATTGTACAATGTATATTATACGAAAGAAAATTATAGATATAACTTTGAATTATGGATTGGAACTAAAAATCCAAAAATATATTACATTGATACTTTGAATAAAGAAGAATCTGAAAAAGTTTATTTACACGCATATAACGCTATGAAAGATCATCCAGTAACTTCTTCTCCAAATAAAATGACAGATATTAAACAAAAAATGGAAATATTTACTGAAAATAAAAGATTTAATTTGTGTCGTATTGTACCTGATAATGGATTTTATATTCACTCAAATGTCTTTCATGAGATTGAGGCAGCGATGTTCTTCACTCTTCAACGAATGGGATATGAAGTCACCAATAGTGTGAATGAATTCAAAACAAATGCACGAAACATTGTATTTGGAATGCATCATTGCCCAGTGGATGTAGTTCGTCACGATATTCCAAAGGATACGATTGTTTATTCTTTGGAACAGATGAGAGATGGTCCTGAGTGTCTTCGCTGGTGCCGTAAGTATCGTGGTTTAGAAGTTTGGGATTATTCCATGAGAAATGTTGATGTTCTTCGTAAAGCAGGAGTTGAATATATAAAACACTGTAAGATTGGATACGTTCCAGAGATCTCTTATTTTGAAAGAAACAAACCTGAAGACCGTGACATTGATATTCTTTTCTATGGATCTCCATCGCCAAGAAGAGTTGCTATAATGGATGTTTTTGATAAAGATCCAAATATTAATTTTGTACATGTTCAATCAACTTATGGTGATGAACGTGATGAATATATCAAGCGAGCAAAACTAGTAATCAACTTACATAATCATGATAATCAAATCTTTGAAATGGTACGTGTATCTCATTTGATTCAAAATAAAGTTCCAGTTCTTTGTGAGAGAAATGTTTATACAGATTTTCCTCATTATATGGAAGGTGCAGTTTTTACTGCTCCTTGTCATGAGTTTGTAAAAAAAGCATATGAGATTTTGAGAAATCCAATAGAACTTGATGCTCAAGCAGAAAGAGGATTAGAAATTTTCAAAAAATCTCCAATGGAAAACTTTCTTAAGGAAGTATTGTGATGAAAGTTATAGATAGTTTTTCATTTTTTAATGAGTTTGATATTCTTAAGTTAAGACTTGAATATCTTAAAGATGTTGTGGATTATTTTGTTATTTCTGAATGCAATTATACTCATGCTGGAAATCTAAAACCCTATTATTTGGATGATTTTCTTGATGAATTTGATGATGATCTAAAAAAGAAAATCATCAATGTTCGTTATGAACCAGATATTAGTGATTATGATTTCTCCAATCGTGATGAATGTAATTTTGAATCTGGTTTTTGGAAAATTGAAAGAGGTCAAAGAGAACATATCACTCAAGCACTTAAACAATTTTCTTCAAATGATTTGTTTATGGTAAGTGATGCCGATGAAATTCCTAGAATTGAGGCAATTAAGTATTTAAAAGAACAAACATTAGAAAAAGATTTTGCTGCCACATCAAATTGTGAGTTGTTTTATTATAATTTTAATACTTTTTATGATATTAGATGGGGTGGAACTGTATTCACTCCAGTTGCAAATGCAATTGAAAAAGGATGTAATTTTCTTAGGGATCATTCTTACAAATTTCCTTTTGTTGAGAAGGGCGGTTGGCATTTTTCATATTTTGGAAATCCAGAAAGAATCAGAACTAAATTGCAATCCTTTGCTCATCAAGAATTTAATAAAGATGCTATAATTAATGATCATAATATTCTGGATGCAATTTCATCTAAGAAAGATTTATTTGGAAGAAACGAAAATTTCCAATACTATAACTTTAATAATTTCCCAGAAGATTTAAAACAAGTAATCGCTAAAATATTTCCAAAGGAGTATTACAAAATGTCAGAACCAGAAGTAATTACAAAACCAGAATATCTGCATAATAACATGCCTCCTCTGTTGGAAGCTTCATTAAATCCTGATGGTACTGGGGGCACTGAGATTATGGGTCGTGCATGGCAAGATTTAGTTCTCCCTGCTGCTCCTGATCTTGCAGACTGGCACTGGTGCGTAATTCCTGGCGATAATGTAATTGCACCTGATAGTTCAAATATTGTTTGGTTGCATCCGCATCATAGAGAAGTTGGTCTTGAGCAACTGATGGATAAACAGTTTCAGAAACATTTCAAGGCATATGTGTTTGTTTCTGACTGGCAGTATGAAAGATTTGGTGAGAAGTTTAATCTTCCAATGGAAAAATGTTATGTTTTAAAGAATGCTATTCATCCATTTGAACCTCATAAGAAACCAAAAGGAAAACTTCAACTGATGTTCCACCCCAATCCAATTCGTGGATTGGATATTCTTTTGAATGCAATTAAACTCATTCCCGAAGAAGACTTTGATCTGCATATTTTTCACGAAATTGATCCTGATGAAAGAAAGAAACAATATGCTGAAGGATTACAAACTTATGAATATTCTCATGTCAATGAACAAGAAGAACAGTTCCTTCGTTATTGTTTAAGACTTGCTGTAAATGATAAGAGAGTTGTTCGTCATACAAGAACGAATAATTCTAAAGTTCGTGAGCAACTTATGAATACACATATCTTTGCTTATCCTTCTTATTTTGAAGAAACTTCTTGCATTTGTTTGATTGAGGCACTTGCTGCTGGGTGTTCGGTTGTTGCTAGTAATCTTGCAGCACTTCCAGAGACTTCTCTAGGATTTGCTCGTCTTTATGGGTATATTCCTGATCGCCAAAAACACGTTGAAAGATTTGCAAGAGAATTGAAAAAAACAATTACTGAGTATCGTGAAGGTAAGTTTGATAATACTCTTCAGGTTGAAGTGGTAAATAAATATTATAGTTGGGAAACACGAATTCAAGATTGGGTTCAGTTCTCGAAAGAACTTTGGAGGAAAGGTTAAATGGAATCTATTTCAGAGCAATGGACTTTGATGCATCTTTATCATGCAACTCATGATGGTGCAAATACTGGTTATACATTAGATGAATTGAGAGTAATGATGGACGAGCACGGACCAGATTATATTATAGAAGCAACAGTAACTATTCCTGTTTCTGAAAATACACCAGAGACCTTTGACATTCCTCAGTAAATCCCTTATAATATCAAGGTCTTCAACGTCCTTGTATCTTTGGGATTGAAGACCCTCTTCGGTGGTGTGAAGAGGTGGAGTTGGTGGTATAATAGGGGGAGAGAAATCTCCTCTTTTTTTCTTATATAAATTATTAATAAATCTTAATAACAATATGAATTTTACAGTGTATAGCAAAGAAAACTGCGAGTATTGCTTCAAAGTTAAAAAAGTATTAGAATTGACAGGAAGTAACTTTGTGGTTTATAATCTAAACGAGCACTTTACCAAAAAAGAGTTTTATGCTGAGTTTGGTGAAGGTTCTACGTTTCCACAAGTCGTTTGTGATGATCAAAAAATAGGAGGTTCAGTTGAGACCATCAAATTCCTCAAGGAAAAGCAAATCATCAAATCCTAACCTAAATAAAAGTGAAGATCATTTCAATCGTGGTGTTGAATTGATATTAACTGGAGGAAAAAGAAAGCAGACTCAACCATTTCACATTATCTTTGAGAAGATAGTTTGCTTTCTGAATCGGGAAGTCACTATCTATTTTGAATTTTCCTTAAAGTCAAGGAAAAAAAAGTAGTTTCCCGGAGAAAACAAATGTTAGCAATCAGTTTAGTTTTTGGTTCTTTTCTAACGATCTTGTTTTTAATAATGGGAATGGTTATTGGTTGGGTAGGTCGTGAATATATGATGACTCACCAAGAAGGACCAAAACAAATTGCCTACCATCCAGAGTTTTATGATAAGGATGGTGAGTTAATCGATCAAGAAATTGTATCAGTTAGATTTGAACCAGGATACTTTGAAGATGACTTTGAGATGGAAGAAGAGGACGAAACATAATCAATAAATAATTTCAACATAATTCAACATTCTGTTAATCATATGACAACGACAACTAAAGCAAAAACTGCTGTCAAAAAAACTGCTCCAAAACCAAAAGTTGCAGAAGCACCAATTCCTGATCTTCCTGCAAATCCTTTTGTTTTTGAGATTCTGAATATTGTAATCAAACAGCGAAGCAACGCTAAAAAGATTGAAGCACTTCAAAAGTTTGAACATCCTTGTCTGAAGGCAATTTTTATCTGGAACTTCGACGAATCAATCGTTTCAGCACTTCCTCCTGGCGATGTTCCTTATGCTGCCGTAGACGAAATGGATTCGTTCAAAGGTACTTTGAGTGAAAAGATTAATGATGCAGTTGAAAAAATGGGAGAACTTGGATCAAACTCTTTGGGTTCTCAAGATCAAGGAAGATCCTCAATTCGCAAAGAATATACCAAGTTTTATAATTTCGTCAAGGGTGGTAATGACGGATTGAGTTCAATGCGTAGAGAGACAATGTTTATTAATACACTTCAGGGACTTCATCCACTCGAAGCAGAAATTCTTTGCCTTTGTAAAGATAAAAAACTGGAAACCAAGTATAAAATTAGTAAAGATATTATTTCGCAGGCATATCCTGACATTCAGTGGGGAGGTCGTAGTTGAGCAAACTTCGTGATGTGGTAGAAAAAGCAAAGAATACCGAAACTCTTATGGAAAACTGGACTCCCGCAGAAAAAGAAACTTGTAAGTCACGATATGGTTGTGACATTATGATCGAAAATGGTTCTTATGTGGAAGTTTGTACCAAAGAAGCACCTAGCGATGCTTATATTATAAAATATTTTGTTGACGATAAGATGTGTTTTGATTTAACTAGAGGATCAAAACTTCGTCTGTTTGATATGTATTGGGATAAGTTTCGTGAAAATCTAAACAGTATTGAATTTGGATATGGTAGAATCAATCCAAAACTTTGGGGAGTTAAACCACCTGAAAAGAAAAAGCGAAAGTGATTTCCCAGATCGGGTAAAAAATTTTCCGGTAAAATTTTCCACGCGATAGTTTTTTAAAAAAGTAGCGTACTGATACAATTTTAGTATCGGTTGCTACTTTTTAAGTTTTATGCTACTATATACAGTATCGTTTATTCGCTATTCGCAAATAGCGAACGGAAGTACCATTTGGGAAGAAACGCACCAATACCCAAAAAGTAAAGGAGCAAATCTATGGCACTTATTCTTATTAAACAAAAAATGTTGAAAGAAAAGCGTCTTCGTGAAGCACAAATGCATATGGCAAAAAAACTTGCCTGATGTAAAGGAGGGTTGATTCCCTCCTTTTTTTATGATAAAATAACCGAAGAGTACAATACCTAATGGATCAAAATAAATTAAAACTTATTATTCGTAATTTGGAACTTCTTGTTGATTCTTTAAAGGCAGAAGTTTATTCTGATCACTCTGCATACAAAAACTTTACACAACCAGAAGTAAGAAAGAGGCCAATTTTAGATTATGATGAAGTTTTTGAGGATGATTGAATGGGTAGAGCAAAACAACTAGTTAAACTACTTGAAAGAATGCTCAAACAAGATCATTTATTTTCAAGAGACCAAATTGTAGAAATCAAACAACAACTACGAGTCGTCAAGAAAGAACTCGCAGAAGTTGAAGCACAAACATCAAAAGGATTTGGAAAGAAATGAAACCAATTAAAGCAAAAGATCTTCTTGAACTAGATAAAGAAATGAAAGTTGTGATGCTTCGACAGACACAACTTCCACAAACTCTTGTCTGGCAAGCGGGAAAGAATGATTACTCTGAGGAACCTATTCATACAAAATTCCCTCCGAATGAAACGGAATGTGGTAAATGGGTTATTGAGCAATTACTTGCAAATGAGCGTGGGCACTGGGGTCCGCTGGAACATCCTGCGATTGCTTTGGATTGTGTTGGATTTGTTCATAATGTAATGGTACAGGCAAGAACTCATCGTGTAGGAGTATCATTTGATGTTCAATCTCAACGTTATACTGGTCGTCGTGTTCTAAAGGTTGCTAAAGGTGAATTGAAACCACAAGAGGTTTATTATGTGCGCCCTGCTGGTCTCTATCTTGACCGTAAAGGGCACAAATACGAATGGACACAAGATGATTACGAAAGGCAGTTAAAGTTCTGTCTGGCGGCATCTGAGAGGTATGCAGAGGGGTATGAAAATCGTGGTATGGCGGAGGAACATCTTCGTGATTATCTCCCCCAAAATATTCGCCAAAACTTTGTAGTTTCATTCTCATTGAGAGCAGCACTTCACTTCCTCGACCTTCGTGCAAAACTTGATGCACAAATTGAGATTCAGGCACTTTGTGAAGGTATGGTTCCAGTGATTAAAAAATGGGTTCCAGAGATCTTTAGTTATTATGAAGAAAAGCGTCTTCATAAGGCACGGTTGAGTCCATAAATATTTTTGTGTTGAATTTATAACTTTATGCCCGTATATCCTGTTATCAATAAAATCACTGGCGAGCAGAAAGAAGTGGAAATGAGTATCCACGACTGGGATCAGTGGAAGAAAAATAACTCTGATTGGATTCGTGACTGGTCTGATCCTTCTACTTGTCCATCTCCCGGAGAGGTGGGTGAATGGAGAAACAAATTGATCAATAAGCATCCAGATTGGAATACTGTATTGGATCGTGCAAGTAAAGCGCCAAAATCAACTGTAAAGAAACTCTAAAATGGCAAGAAGAAAGAGAAGCACCGCAGACCAACCAATCGGAGTTGGTCTTACAGCAAAGCAGGCAAAAAGAAAGAAACCATTAAGTTCAGAGTATTTGGTTGATATAGAACCTCTTACAGACAATCAAAAGCGTCTGTTTGATTCTTACGCAGACGGTAAGCACATTGTTGCTTATGGTTGTGCTGGAACAGGTAAGACCTTTATCACGCTTTATAATGCTCTGGTGGATGTTCTAGATGAAAAAACTCCTTATGAGAAGATTTATCTGGTTCGTTCTTTAGTCGCTACAAGAGAGATTGGGTTCTTGCCTGGAAGTCACGATGACAAGGCGGACATTTACCAGATTCCTTATAAGAATATGGTGAAGTATATGTTCCAAATGCCGTCTGATGCTGATTTTGAGATGCTTTATGGAAATCTTAAATCGCAAGAAACCGTTAAGTTCTGGAGCACTTCATTCTTAAGAGGCACAACTCTTGATAATGCGATTATTATTGTAGATGAATTTCAAAACCTTTCGTTTCACGAATTGGATTCCATTATTACTCGTGTTGGTGAAAATACCAAAATTTGTTTCTGTGGAGATGCTTCTCAATCAGATTTACAGAAAACGAATGAGCGTAATGGAATTGTAGATTTTATGAATGTGTTGCGTAAAATGACTTCTTTTGATATAATTGAATTTGGTGTAGAAGATATTGTTCGTTCTGGACTTGTTAAGGAATACATTATCGCTAAATTGGATGCTGGTTTTTAATGTTTAAACATATTGATATTGAACTCCCAAAGTTAGAGCGTGAGACAATCGATGGGGTCAGGTATTATAAAGTGCCTGATGATGAACAACTTCTTAAACTAGTTTCAATCACTTCTGTTACGAGTCATTTTAATCGTGAAATATTTGTCAAGTGGCGTAAAAAAGTCGGTGAAGAAGAAGCACAGAAGATTACTAAAGCGGCAACGAATCGTGGCACGGATTTACATTCTCTCGTGGAAAACTATCTTTATAATAAGGATCTCCCGCCTGTTCCGCCGCTTCCGGATTTTCTTTTTAAGATTGCGAAAACGGAACTGAATAAAATTGATAATATTCATTGTTTAGAAGGTGCTTTGTATAGTAAAGTTCTTGGTGTAGCGGGAACGACGGATTGTATAGGAGAGCATAATGGTGAACTTGCAGTAATTGACTTTAAGACCTCTAAAAAACCCAAACCAAAAGAGTGGATTACGCATTACTTCGTTCAAGCAATGTTTTATGGTATGGCATATTATGAAATGACTGGAACGCCAATCAAAAAACTTGTAATCATTATGGCGTGTGAAAATGGCGAATGTGTTCTTTACGAAGAAAGAGATTTAAAAAAATATATGAAACTTGTAGTTGAGTATATCAAAAAGTTTGTCAATGATCGTTTGGAACTTATGTCTAAATAAAAGTGCCTGTCTGGGTCGCACTTTTCAGGTGGGGAGTTTTGTGCTCCCCTTATAAATATTATTGCGACCCTGATAGAGAATAATGAATTATCTAAAATATTATTGTAACCTTATAAGAAAAGCGGAGAACAGAACTCCTCCCGAAGGTTATACAGAAAAACATCACACATTTCCAAAAAGTGTCTTTGGAAAAAACAATAGAGTTGTTGTGCTTACATCAAGAGAACATTATATAGCACATGCATTATTAGAAAAGATTTGCATTAAAAGATATGGTTTGACTGATTGGAAAACAATCAAAATGAACAAAGCACATATTTTGATGTCTGGTGATAAGTATGGAAATGAGAGATATTGCAATTCTAGATTATATGAAAGTGCTGTTATAAGAAGTAAAACTTTTTATAGAGGTAAAAATCATTTTAATTATGGTAAAAAAAGACCAGACATTTCAATTATATTAAAAAGTGAAGAAAGTCATCTTAAAAATAAAGAGGTTGTGGAAAAAAGAAATGAATCATTGAAAAAACTTGGTGAAAAACATCCATCTAAAAGAAAATCTCATAGAGAAATGATGAAAGAAATGTGGATAAATAACAATCCAATGAAAAATATAACAACACTTGAAAAAAGAAGTGGTAAAAATCATTATTTATTTGGTGTAACTGGAGACAACCATCCTCTTTACGGGAGAGAAAGACCAGATAGTGAAAAAGAAAAAATTTCACATTCAAAATGTAAAAATAATTATAAAATTTTAAATCCTAATGGAGAAATTTTTTATACTAAAAATCTAACAAAATTTTGTAAAGAACATAATTTGCATCCAAGTGCTATGTCCAATGTTTTGAATAAAAAAGCAAAACATCATAAAAAATGGACGGTTGAAAAAATTTAAAATTAATGATAAAATTATTATAAGTTTTGGTGTAAAAATGTTATTGAATTTTTTTAATCTAGAAACAAATAGTTCAGAAGAAACCGAAAAATTAATGGAAAATAAAATAGACAAGGAACTAGAAAAAGTTATAGAAAATAAGTTTCTGACTCCTTCTAAGTTTGCTTTAGAAATAGAACATATTGCTGCTACAGAAGGACTAAATTATATTGATTCAATTTGCCATTTCTGTGAAATAAACAATCTTGAAGTGGAGTCAGTGACAAAACTGATTTCTAAACCACTGAAAGAAAAACTTAAGTATGATGCGATTAGTTTGAACTTTATGAAACGCACCTCACGGGCAAAACTTCCCCTATGAGTCCATTTGAAGTTTATCAAAATTATCTTTCGTTAAAATCACACTTTACCAATCCAAAATACGATTACTTTAAGTATGGTGCGAAGACTCGTGCCAGTATGACATCCTTCAATAAACGTAAGGACAAATACTGGTTTGAGAAGACAAGTCGCAAGTATAATGACAAAGAAGTCGTAGATTTTCTTGTATCAAACTTTGTAGAATCAGACACACCGGGCAATTTATGGATAGGTCAAGTTATCAATTCTGGAGAAAGAACATACACGGAGTGGATGCGACGACAGCAGAGTTTGACTTACTTATTCAAAGAGCAAAGCAACGAATTGTTCTCGGAGACAAAATTAGAGGATGCCTTGAACTGTTCCAAAGGACATCCACCAATTCTCAAAGGTTTTTTAAGCGGTAAAATTTACTTGGAAACTTTGGTGATCTATGATAGAATATTTCAGTTCAGCAAAAACTTTGATAAGAAACTGCTAGACCCTGTGTGGGAAACCGTCAGTTTAAAGATTTTAAAGTATTCTCCTTTTCTAAATATTGACATATTCCAGTTTAAACGCATTTTACGGGAAATTATAGATGAGTAACTTTTTTGATTCTGAAATTATTCAAGACGAACTGACAGAAATTAATCAGTTGCAAGAGGACATTTACGGAAGTATTTTGTCTTTTGGTATGATGTCCCGGGAAACTAAATTGGAACATATTGAAAAACTTGAAATGTTACTTGAAAAACAAAGAGTAATGTACACAAGACTATCTCTTTCTGACGATCCACAAGCGATTGTGATGAAAGAAAATTTGAGAAAATCAGTTGCTCTGATGGGATTTCCACCAGAAACTGATATGAATATCTTGTTTAAAAGTATGACCCAGACAATTGAATCTCTCAAACAATTTATTGACGCTTGAGAGAATCCCTGCTATAATAAAAAAGTCAATCCGACAAATCCAACTTATCCAACGCATCTAAAAATCTTATGTCGTTCGAAAATCTCAAAAAACAATCCAAACTTGGTTCGCTCACTGAAAAACTGGTGAAGCAAGTTGAAAAAATGAATAACTCCGAAAGTTCTAGTGACGATCGCTTTTGGAAATTGAGTGTTGATAAAGGCAATAATGGTTTTGCTGTAATTCGCTTTCTTCCTGCTCCCAATGGAGAAGACCTGCCGTTTGTCAAGGTTTATAGTCACGCATTTCAAGGACCTGGTGGTTGGTTGATTGACCAGTGCCTCACTACCATCAATCAAAAGTGTCCCGTGTGTGAGCACAACTCTGGACTCTGGAACAATGGCACTGATGCTGGTAAAGAAGTTGCACGTAAGCAGAAACGTAAACTGTCTTATATTAGCAATGTTTATGTTGTCAAAGACCCTGCGAATCCCGAAAACGAAGGTAAGGTCTTCCTATTCAAGTATGGTAAGAAGATCTTTGATAAGATTATGGAAGCAATGCAACCTGAATATGAGGACGAAACTCCTATCAATGCATTTGACTTCTGGCAGGGTGCTAACTTCAAACTGAAAGCAAAGAGTGTTGCTGGTTATCGTAACTATGATTCCAGTGAGTTTGCGACTCCTGGCGCTCTTCTGGACGATGATGACGCAATGGAAGCAATCTGGAAGAAGCAGTATTCTCTGACAGAATTTGTTGCTCCAGACCAGTTCAAGACTTATGAAGAACTGAAGAAGCGTCTTGACTCTGTGCTTGGTGCTAAGACTTCTACTCGTCTTGATGAAGAAGTTGAAGATGAAGATGATACTCGTGGTTCAGTTCGTGACCTTGATGATGATCTTCGTAGCGAACTCAATAATCTTCAACCCACTCGTCGTGCTGCGGTCGTTGAGGATGATGATGAAGATTCTGACGCGATGTCGTATTTCGCAAAATTGGCGGAAGATTAATATAAGATTGGAGGAGAGAAATCTCCTCCTTTAAAATGGAATTGTAACTTTCGTATTTTCTGTCTTAATTAACTTATCACTCACATACTGCGATGATCTATCATAAATCATCGCTTTTCTTGTATCATTAATTACTTGTTGTAAGTATCTTGGTTTAAGAACATAAATGCTTCTTTTATCATTATTCTTTAGAACTTCATATTCATAATTGCTAATACCTACAACTGGATCTGAAATACGAATGACATTTGCTCCAAGTTCAGATGCATCATTTGTATAAAGATTTCCACCATAAGTATAATAAACTTTAAAGTCTTCATCGACAACTTGACCAGAGGGAAGAATTAAACGATCTTCTGGATCTTTAACTTCTGTTGTTTCATAATGATGAACAGCATTCAAATCATTTCCATAGATTGATTCAGCATAATCATAAACTTGCTTGTCAGAAAGTGGCCATTCGTCCCTGAGTCTTGTGATTCCTGCAGATACAATTACAACCCAATCATATTGAACACTTCCATAAAGTTCTTGTGCGACTAATTCTGGTCTTGACCCATCTGGAATCTGATACTTATCAAAAATAGTAAAGACATTTTGCAAATCATCACGAAGTTTGACTCTACGAAATAAGTTTTTAACCGTCAAATATTGATCGGAAGATTTAGTTCCTGGTAAAAATGACTGGTATTGTAAATTTGGTAATTCCCGAAAATAAGTCATTAGTATCCAACTCCGATTTTTCCTTCTTCTGTATCATAATTTTCTGCATAAATTGGCGACAGTTCTTGAAACTGTAGTGTCAATTGCATATGAACCGGAGTTGCATCAGAATAAGATGCATACTGTGCAGATCCATTATAATTTACGCTCATTTGTGTAAGAGCACAAGGTTTGAATCGATGTAAAAATGGATGTTGCTTTCCTCCACTCATATACTCTAATTTGAAAACATTTGGTGCTTTAATAAAAATACCATTTCCATTTATATCTGGTGTTCCTTTTCTGGGAGTCATATTTGTTTTAAATCTTCTAATAATTGTTTTAATTATTGCAGATTCATCTGTAGATCTTGGAACCATATCAAATGTAAAGTTAAATGCTGGACGCATTGTAACTCCATTGAAGAGAAGTTCTACGTTTTCATTGAACACTTGTCCAGTTGCTCTTGATATGATTGAATTAATATTTCCTTGACCTAATGCTGCTTGAACTGCAGCAGCTGCAGATCCAGCTTGCAATGCTTTTTGCCCTTCACCAGTTGTAATAACAGCATTAATATTTACTCCAAACTTTTTAATTGATTGTAATATTGATGCTCCAACATTCTCAGATGCTACTGCAGAAGACGCAGCATTGGCAAGAGTTGCTACAATAGGATTCATCGTTCCAGATTGCCAATCTGCACCGTTATTATCTTGAATATTTGCTGGCATGGGCAAAATGATGGTTGTTTTAGAAGTTTTAATACTTTCTCGCAATGCATCTTCTGTGGTGTTAAGAGCAAAACTATTTTGTCCTTGCAATCCTAATCCTGGTTCTTTATATTCAAGAACTTGTATTTTGAAGTAATCATCTTGCGGACCAATGTTATTACGAGGATATCTTAATAATTCTGCCATTTACTTTTTTAACTATTTATTGTCAGTTTTGTATTAATTTTCGATAAGGAACTGACCTCAATGTTTCAAATTCTTGTTGACTTAATTCATATAATCCACTGACTAATCGATCACCATCTTCAGTATTATATTGTCTAATTTTTCCAAGATGATAATTAAATCCTATAAATCCTTTTAGATAAGGACCTCCAGATTTAATTAAAGGATAACGATCATAAAGAATTCCTGGAGTTTTTGCATAGTAAATGTAAGTATAAAATCTTCCTTCTGATGGATATGATGTTTCTGTTCCACTCAATATTGATAAAATTTCATCCATTAATCTATCTGGTTTTTCACTTCCATTTAACGATTCTTTGAAATCTTTAAATCGATTTATGCGTATCTTTCCATCAATTCTTCTAGGTGCTTTTGGATTTGCCCCAATATAATCAGAGTCATTTTTGATTAAACTGATTAATTGAGATTTTGGTAATCTTTGATATCCACTAATTCTACCTTGACCAGTTGCTGTTGTATAATAAACAGCATATTTTTCAGCAATCTCAACTAGTTCCTTTTGAGTGTATTGATCTAATGGTTTTTCGTATCCTGTGAGTGCCATTATTTAATTCCCAATTCATGTTCGGTAATCACCTTGAATTCATAACCTCTATCAGCACACCATTCTCGTGCTGCTTCCCACTTTGATTGATTCTTTGCATACTCATAAACTTCTGCAATATATTGTTTTGTTTGTCTCTTTGGTTTTGGTGGAGGAACTGTTTGTTTCGATGGTTTAATCTCAATCATATATTTTTTGATACTACCATCAGACTCTTTGACTTTGATAAGAAAATCAGGAAAATATCTATGAATCTTTCCGTCTAATGGGGAACGATAAGGAAGACATTTTTCTTCTGAAGACCATTCAATTATTTTTTCATTTGTGTCACAATAGACACAAAACTTACGCTCCCATAAAGATCTATAGATGATGTTAGTGGGATCGCCGGAATATTTTTCTGGATATGATGGTTTATATTTTCCTTTGTATGACATCTAAATACTTGTAACAATATACTCATAATAGGTATTTAGAGTGGCGTTACCACGCAGAATATCAGATATAAAACCACTATTTACAAATCTTGCACAAACTTCTCATTATGAGGTTAAGTTTGGTGGACTTCCTGGAGAATTAGTAGGTTATTTGAGAACCAGAGGAGTCTCATCAAGATTTATTGCTGAGGATGCTGGTCTTTTATGCCATAATGCAGTGCTTCCAACAACACAACTTGCAACTGTAGATGTTGTTGGAAATTATATTGGTATCACAGAAACTTTTGCTCATAAAAGAATTTATCAAGATATAAGTCTTGAGTTTTATGTTGATAATAATTATAATACATTGAAATTTTTAGAGCATTGGATGGAATTTATTGCAAGCGGGGCATCAAATCCAATTGATGGAACTAATCTTCCAATTAATATGAATGTTGATGAGGGTTACTTTATAAGAATGCAATATCCAAAATATTACAAATCAAATCGAACGAAAATTATTAAATTTGATCGTGATTATCAAAGAGAAATCGAATATACTTTTATTGGATTATATCCATATAATATTGCATCCATACCAGTTTCGTATGGGCAATCCGATATTTTAAAAATGCAGGTGACATTTAAAATTGATCGTTATGTAATTGGAAAATCTTATAGTATAGATTATAGTAGAAATTCTGATGGCAATAAGACCGTATCTCAACCACAAACACAAGCAGGACCACAACCATCAATAAGATTAGTTCCAAGATCTCCTGGATCTATACCATCAAATGGTGTAGAATTATTTGATTCTAATAAAACTACTTATGAAAATCTTTATGGTAGTAAATTAAAAGAGATTCGTCAAAGAATAATTTAAATAACGCTCTAAATAATATTATCTGATTTGTAAATAGATATGGTATTACCAAAAATTGCAACACCTTCATATTCTTTAGAAATTCCATCTCTTAAAAAGGAAATTAAATATCGACCATTTCTTGTAAAAGAGGAAAAAATTCTTATCATCGCAATGGAAAGCGAAGATCCAAAACAAATCGCAGAAGCGGTTAAAACTGTAATCAATAATTGTATTCTAACTAGAGGAATTAAAGTTGAACAACTTGCAACTTTTGATATTGAATATTTGTTTCTTAATATTCGTGGAAAGTCGGTTGGAGAAACAGTTGATGTTCTAATCACTTGTCCTGATGATGGAAAAACTCAAGTTCCTGTAAGTATTAATCTTGACGATATTCAAATTAGTGTTGATAAAAAACATTCAAGAGATATTAAACTTGATGATAATTTGACTTTAAGAATGAAATATCCATCAATGAATGAATTTATTAAATCTAATTTTGGTAATGATTTTAATATGAGTGTAGATGATACCTTCAGTTTGATTGTTTCTTGTATGGAGCAAGTTTATAGTGAAGAAGAATCTTGGTCTGCATCTGATTGCACTCAAAAAGAATTATCTGAATTTATTGAACAATTAAGTTCAAAGCAATTTAAAGAGGTTGAAAATTTCTTTTCTACAATGCCTAAACTTTCTCATACTCTTAAGATTAAGAATCCAAATACTGAAGTTGAAAGCGAAGTATTGCTGGAGGGATTATCAAGTTTTTTCGCCTAGCTCTTTCACATGAGAATCTCGAATCATTTTATAAGACAAACTTTTCTTTGATTCAACATCACGGTTGGTCTCTTACTGAAATTAATGAAATGATTCCATGGGAAAGAGAGATTTATATTGCTCTTCTCAAACAATATATTGAAGAAGAAAACTTAAAAAATCAAAGTTGATTTTTTAGATTTTTTAAGCCCAGCGATCCAACCTTCTCCTGGACATTCTATGGATCTTTTATTTTTATAACCATTATTCCACCATTTTTTACCATAAGCAGCATTATTTTCTCCTTTATTCGCTTCACTTATTTTGATTCTGGTTTCCTCGGAGAGTGATTTTCCATATCTAGGGTGATTTTTACCACTATTTGCTTCGCTCAATTTTTTTCTAGTTTCTTCGGAGATTGATTTTTTATAAAAAAAATGCTTTTCACCTTTCAGTGCTTCACTTATTTTTATTCTGGTTTCTTTGGATGGTGATTTTCCATACATAGGATTATTTTTACCTTTATTTCTATTTTTGCTTGATATTCCTATTTTTTTCTTAGTTTCTTCTGATAATGTTTTGCCTTTGTGAATTTCACTAATTTTTTTCTTAGTTTCTTTACTATGAATTAATCCAGAGCAACCATCACCGCCATCAGTTCTATTATGAAGAATACCAGTTCCCAAATCTTTTCTACCAAAGACAGCAATCATATACTTTTCGTGCTTAAATGCTTCTTCTTCAGTTAAGTTTTGTTTTAGAAATATTATTCTTGATTTATTTTTGGGTGGTTTTGTTCCTTTATATTTTTTATATACTCTATTACCTTGTCCCTTACCAATGTAATAAGGAGTTTTATCTTCCCGCAAATATGCGTAAGTGTAAAACCTATTATAGTTTACCATAACTTCTCTTTAGTTGACTGCATTTAATATTTATAATTTAAAGGAGAGTATTTCTACTCCCCTACCCGTAGAGATTGCAGTCAACTTCAGGCAGAATTATTTATTATACCATAAATAAAGTATATCGAAGAAGAAAACCTAAAGAACCAATCAAATGGCTGAGTTAGATCCTGAAAAAGTTGGCAGATTAGGTGTTGATCCGGGCACAGGGTCTCCTTTGTCTCAAGAAGTTCGTAATGCTCTTTTAAAAAAATCTACTATTGATGCATCTGTTTTTCAAAATATTGAAAGTAGAAGAACACAAACCGATGCACAAAACGCAGAATTGTCTAAAGGGCAGGAACAAGCTCTTTTAGGATTTAATTCAACTCTTCAATCTATAAGAACTGATATTGTAAAACTGGGAACAGGTCTTTCTGGTATTGCTCTTCTTCTTCAGCAAGATGCGGCGGAAGATCAAAATAAAATTAGAGCAGATCAAGAAAAGCAAAGATTATTAACAGAACGCCAAGTTAGAGTCGGAAAAGAAAATGAAATAGAACAAAAAATTCAAAATGCAATTTCCGAACCTGTCCAGAGGTTAGTTCCACAAGTAAATGATGTTTTTGGTAGAATCGGTGCAGCACTTGGAATTTTATTTGGTGGATGGTTAACGAACCAAACTGTTCAGGCAATAAAGGCATCTGAAGAAGGAAATACGAAATTATTCAATGAGATCCGATTTAATATTCTTAAAAATGTTGGAATAGCAGTTGGTGGATTGTTTGCAATCAGAGCAGGATTTTCATTAATTAAAAGAACAATTGGTGGTATTGCTTTAGGTCTAACTAAACTTTTAATTGCAAAACCTCTTGCACTTGCAGCATCGTTGATTCCTCGTCCTGGTGGTGGACCAAAACCAAGTGGACCAAAACCAAGTGGACCAAAACCAAGTGGAGGAGTTCTTGGTGGACTTGGAAAACTTCTCACAGGTCTTAGTTCAGCAATGAATGCTAAAAATAAAGAATACACT